ACTGAGAAGGGTGTGCTCCTTCCTGACTCAGTAAAAACAACAGAAATATCTGATACTATACAATCATTATTCGGAATCAATGCTGCGGAATTTCAAACTCTCCAAGTACGTGATCTAGTATACTACATGCTGCTCAACAATGACTTAATTAAATCATTGTTTTTCCTCATTCTCACCTTACCGACATCAGTAGGTGGGAAGAATTCAAGTCTGATGATCAATGACATACTTTCAGGCCATTCTGATGGGTTTCACAAACAAATACATTATCTACATCAATGGTTACATTTTGGTAAAGGTCAACCCGTATGGATACAGGACATAATGAAGCATGCATTGCGGGTTCCCACTAATGAGATTGGTCAACATCAAGTCACTGAACTCTGCATTTCGACGTGGCCAACAGTCAATTATCCCAAGAATATCAACTCATTAATAACAAAACGAATCAAGGGGGTAATATCTCATAGGTGTGTGAATCGTGCCATCTTGAAACTCTTATCTATGGATCAGCATCGACAAGACTTCCAAAAGAAAATTGCAGATCTTGCAAAAGATGATTTACAACCTAGAGTGCTTCAGTTTTACACAGAAAATAGCTCTTTCCATATCCTAGATATCCTGATCAAGAAAATAGAAACATCTTCTGGATTCTGTTCATTGATTCCTAAATTGTCACAATTCAGAAAACAGATTACAAAGAATGAGCTTCTTAATATTGACAAAATGTTCCGAATGGACACTGGATGGTTTCCTGACTTGTCATCAAAGGCAAATGTCCTTAATGAATTGGTACAGAGGAGAGATATGATGCTACCAAAACCATTAATCAGGAATGTAGAAGAGCCACTATACGATCATTTATTGACAACAGATGGACCTAAAAGAGGTACACTTATCGTCATACCTGGATCTGTTAAGACATATGAGAATGGTCTACATGTAATGAAACCACCCGTCTTTGGGAATGAGGCATTATACAAAGGAGAATTAGTCTCTACCGATTCACATTTCCAGGGGATAGAAGAGGTCTTATGTGCAAGGTTGGGATCCGTTACCAGATGGATGTTAAACAAGAGCAACTACCCGACATCACGCTATTTTGATGGAAGATCTCCATTATATATCGGATTGTGTGACTTATCGCTATCTACAATTGTGCCTTATACCTTCAGGGATATTTTCACCTATATACCATTAAGTACTAAGGGAGAGATCTTCCACAGGATACCAAATATGAGGTACAAGACAAGTGCTGTGATTAGATCATTGCCAAATAGTATAAATCTATATAATGTGAGTGTAAATCAAGAGGAGATCAATCATAGAGGATTGCATGACTCTAATATCCATTTCGATTATATTACACAACGTCTCAAAGTAAAACATACCTTAGCTCACAAATATTGTGGGATTCGACCCATTATCAGACGATATTACTTAGAGAATGATCCCTTCATCTATGACGTATCGACATGGACCAACGATATCTATGTCGAGACCCCGGATGTGAAATGGATACCATACACTACTGCGTTAAATAAAGATATCAATTTCGGGAAAATGCAATATATTGCCTCATCGTACCTAATAAGTGAAAATTATGATACTGCGATTGAAATAGGATCTCCAGCATTACTCGAAGATCTGGAGCTCTCTGGTGACAATATCATTCTCAGTCTCCTTGCTCAATATTACCGTGCACTGAGAAGAAACAGATTAATTCTTGGTCTAGAGACTACCCCGTCAGAGATATGGGCACCTTTGTTTGAGCAGATGCGGTCGCGATACAACTTGCACTTCGATATGGAGGGTCTAGATGAGAGAAATATCATCAATGGATACATCACTAGGGCGAGAATGAACTTCCATGGTGCACTACGAAG